CATCGCCCATGCCTCAGCCGCCAATTTAAACATATCCGGCAATCTGACCCTCTACGCCTGGATCAAGCGTGAACAAACGGGGGCCGGCAACTTCGAGATCGTGTCGAAGATGAGCAATGCCAATGCCGGGTATCAGATGTATATCGATGGCTCGAACATCCTCCACGTCACCCACCGTACCCTAGACGTGGCCAGCACAACCGCCCTGACTTCAACCGCGTCGTGGTATCAGGTGGTGGGAACGTGGGACGGAACCACCCTCAGGCTTTTCGTGAATGGCACTGAAGAAGATTCGGACTCCGGGGCTAGCTCTGATTCAACCAACACCGTCCCGTTTGCTATTGGGGCCTCATATCAAGGTGCAGGAGACACGGCAGCCCACTTCTTTGATGGGTTGATTGACGAGGTGGCGGTGTTCAATCGGGCCTTGGATGGCAGTGACATACTGGCCCTGTACAACGGCACATTTGGCTCACCATCTGCTTCTGCCAGCCGTAGCTTGTCCCCATCGGGTAGCTTCTCACCTTCCAGCAGCGCCTCCCGTTCAGCTAGCCGGTCACTTTCGCCTTCCAGCAGCGCCAGCCGGTCCCTAAGCCCTTCCGCATCAGCTTCGGCCTCAGGCTCAGCCAGCGCTTCAGCTTCGGCCTCAGCTTCCGCTTCAGCCAGTCTCTCGCCGTCATCTAGTCTTAGCGCCTCGCCCAGTCAGGGCTTCAGCATGTATACCCGTGAGAACGTGGCGGCGCTGCCTGCTGACAACGCTGACCTGGACATTATCTATGCCGAAAACGAAGAAGCTGCCGTGGCGGTCAGCGACAACCAGGTAATTTCTCAGGCAGGGTCTACCGGCTACTTGATCCACCAATTCAAGAACTTCGTTGGCACCCACGACAACTGCACAATCTATCTGGAATGTCGCTCGACTATAGCGCCTTCTGAATCAACGATTTACTTGCAAATCTACAACCACGACAGTTTGGGATGGGAGACGCTGGACAGCAATAGCTTTGCTCCAGTCAACACCGATTTCCTGTTTACCAAGGCCGTCTCCAGCTTGGTCAATTACAAGGACTCATCCAATGTTATTTCGGTAAGGCTTTACCAACGCATCGTGTAAATGGCAGATATACCCACAAGAGTTGCTAGAGTTATTGAGCAGAAGTATGTACGTAGCAGTAACACCTTCTCCCGCGAAGTAAAGCAGAACCCCAAAGACCGTATCCAGGTCGAGATCGGAGACAGCAAACAGGCCGACTTCAAGCCCCAGTTTAAAGTCATGCGCTGGGACAACGAAGTGAACTTCTCACTTCGGGCTGAAGAACACGCAGCCGCTGAAGTCAAAACCGAAGGCGAAGTCATCAAGTACGTCACCCCCGATTACGAAGTCCACCAGTACGACAAGCCGGATGCAGGAGAAGACGGAGGGTTTGAGTTCGAGTGGGTGCTGCCAAGTAAGCCATCGACCAACGTCCTCAGAACTACGATCCAGACCAAGGAACTGGACTTCTTCTACCAGCCCCCCCTCACCCAACAGGAAATAGACGAAGGCGCCAGTCGCCCAGACAACGTAACGGGGAGCTACGCCGTCTACCACAAAACCAAGGGGGGAATGAACCGAAGCGATGGGATGGAATACAAAGTCGGCAAGGCCTTCCACATCTACCGCCCCAAAGTAACCGACGCCAACGGAGATTCAATCTGGGGAGAGCTGAACATCGACGAAGCCAAAGGAGAACTCACAGTAACCATAGACCAAACATGGCTAGACAAGGCGGTGTATCCAGTGACGGTTGACCCGACGTTTGGATATGGGAGTGGTGGTGGGACGGATGAAGTCCTAGTTGAAGATGATTTAACGGGCTCACTTTTTACCCTAACTGAAGACGGCAGTGTGTCCTCAATTTCAATATGGTTGGGTTATTTGGCCGGTTTTGCTTCAGGAGAACAATGGAATATACAAGGTGGCATATACAACACCTCTAGGGAATTACAAAGTGGTCAAACGGAAACTGATAACTACACTTACCCTGCAGGACAAAGCTTTGACACTTTTTATTCCCCAGCTTACGCCTCCCCGATAAGTTTAAGTGCTGGCAATTATTACATAATGGGACACATCTATTCCCCTAATGCCATGCAGCATAACTTTTCTTATGATTCAGGAGACGCAAATCAGGGTCAAGAAGATACTAACATTGGTGAGGGAGCATTACCAAGTACTTTTACAGCAGACGTACAAAGTGCGAAAAAATACTCCATCTACGCCACATACACCGCAGCGGGAGGTGGCAGCTCGTCGGTTTCTCCGTCTGTCAGTCCCTCTGCCTCTCTGAGTCCCAGCGCTAGTGCGAGTCGTTCTGTTTCACCATCGTCCTCGCTTTCGCCCAGTGCCAGCCTATCTCCGTCAGCCAGCCCATCGACCGGCACGTACGAAGACATCGCTAACTTCTCTGACAACTTCGACGACAACTCCATTGACACGAATAAATGGAATACGTTTGGTTTTGACAGCGGAACAACGAACGAGACCAACCAGAGGGCGGAGATGTACGTGGCTGCAACTCACGCCTTCTCCGAGTCCGGTTTCATTTCCAGGCTCAAATATGATCTTGCTGGAGGGTTTGTTTCGTTTGAGCCAAAAGCTCTGTCGAGCGGCAACGCGTTCCCAGATGTGGGTGTTCAGGTAGAACCTCAAACAGCGGAGAACTCCGACCACAACTGGGCTCTTTTCGGACTTCCCGCCGGCGGTTCGGGTAATCTGGAAGCCCTGAAGAAGGTCAGTGACTCATTCAGCTCCCTTGCTTCTACTACATACAACGCCTCAACCCACAAATATCTAAGGATCAGGGAGTCAGGCGGAACGCTTTATTGGGAATACTCGGCTGACTACGATACTTGGAACGCTCTCCACAGTGAGTCAAACCCGTTCGGAACCACTGAGTTTCATGTCTTGATGGACTTGTATGAATTTGATGGGGCAACTTCGCCCAGCGTATTTGCTGTTGATAACGTCAATATCTCTCCCCCAAGCTCCAGCGTCAGTCCTTCCATATCTCCATCTGCCTCTCTCTCCCCGTCTGCTAGTCTGAGTCCCTCAGCTTCCCTTAGTCCATCGGCGTCCCTAAGCCCAAGTGCTTCAGCGTCACGATCAGCAAGTCGGTCGCTGTCTCCTAGCGCGTCGATTTCTCCCAGTCCGTCGCTCTCGCCGTCCGCGTCATTATCGCCGAGTGCGAGTCTCAGCCCATCTGCCTCAGCTAGCAGATCAGCTTCGGCCAGTGCTTCTGCGAGTTCCAGTGCATCAGCTTCTGCAAGTCTGTCCCCATCGGCTTCCCTTAGCCCGTCGGCATCACTTAGTCCCTCTGCAAGCTCGTCGGCATCACTTAGTCCGTCGTCGAGTGTCAGCCCGTCTCCAGGAGCGCAGGTATGTACAGATTTGACGTTTCCGGGTGCAGCCGTCAACGACGCAACCGTAGGAACAATAGACTGGGTGAACGTTATCAACGGCGATTCGCTCACCGTTGCTATAAGCGCAGATGGTGGGGGAATGCTGCATCCTACAGGTGTTCGTATTAGTGGTGGAGTAACTGATACCACCGTACGTTTATTCGTCGGGGGTGTCCCTGTTGGAGACAACAAGGCTCTTGGCACTTCGTTCTCTACTGGTGTTAGAACCTATGGTGATAGTGCTTCCGATCTATGGGGTCTGACTCCGACACCGGCTGAGTTAAATGCAAGTGACTTTGGTTTCGGTATCAGCATCACGGGTAATGGCGGGACAAGCAAATACCTATATGTGAGTGACTTCGGTTTTTCTATTCCTGGTGGAGCGACGATTGATGGTATTGAGGTTGCTTGTGATGTTGAGAATCCAGCGGGTTTGCCAAGATTCGACTACATCCAAATAAAGGTCTGTTACACCACGACAGGATCGGAGTCTCCATCTCTCTCACCGTCAGCCAGTCAAAGTCCTAGCGCTTCACAATCACCATCATCAAGCGTATCTCCTAGTGAAAGTGCCTCGCTCAGCTCTTCAGCTAGTCTAAGTCCGTCGGCATCTCTTTCGCCTAGTTCTAGTGCTAGTGCATCTCAATCACCGTCGGCTTCGGGGAGCGCTTCACAGTCACCCTCTGCCAGTTTGAGTTCATCTGCTAGCCTTAGTCCCTCGGCTTCGGCCTCTGCATCAGCTTCCCGCAGTGCCTCACGTTCGGCATCGGCTAGTGCGAGTGCCAGCCTGAGTCCGTCTGCGTCACTTTCTCCCAGTCGTTCGTTATCGCCTTCAGCGAGTGCCAGCGCATCTGGTAGCGCATCAACTAGCCCTTCACCGTCACCCAGTCCTTCTGGTGGGTCGTCATCGGTCAGTCCATCTCTCTCGCCATCAGCGTCTCAATCGCCTAGTGCCTCACAGTCACCATCTGCCTCACTATCGTCGAGCGCATCGGCTTCCCGATCTGCATCAGCATCAGCCTCACGCTCCCAGTCTCCCAGTGCTTCAGGATCAGCAAGCGCTTCAAGGTCGGAGTCGGCGAGTGCGAGTGCTTCTGGTTCAGCTTCGGCATCAGCCAGCGGCTCTGCTTCTGCATCGGCAAGTCTCTCACCATCCTCCTCCGCCTCTCCCAGCGGGTCAGCATCAGAGAGTGCCAGCCCCTCACCTTCACCGACCGTTCACGAGCTGTCGGTTGACTGGTATGAGATCTGCTACCCCCTGGTATATGCCAATAAGTACACCAATAACGCGCCAACTTATACCAGCAAATACTCGGCGCAAGCCACCAACTACCAGAGCCAGTATTCGGCAGCGGGTAATGTCTACGTCAACAAATACGAGATTGTGTGTGTGGGTTAGTTGTCTAAGTATGGCTTTGCTTGCTACTCTGGGAGTATGGGTGTCTTTGAAATAACCAACTGGGACGGTGGATTATCAGACTATGAAGATCGGGGTATTCGGGGCGCGTTTAAATTCGGGACTGGCCTAGACATTCGTCGTAGTGTTGATTCTCTGAAGGCTGGCCAGGCCCTCACCGACGAAGGCGAGATTGTTGAGGGTGTATCAGCCTCAGCTTCACAGTCCCCGTCAGCTTCGGCCAGCCGCAGCGCCTCAGCTTCGCTTTCCCAGTCCCGCTCCGCCAGTCCATCACTCGGAACTCACAGCCAGAGTGCTTCCAGATCTCCTTCGCCCTCGCTTTCGCCCAGCCAATCGTCTTCCCCCAGCTCTTCTGTCAGCTTGAGCCCCAGCGTCTCCTCAGCGCTTACATCTGTATTCCGAGACCTTATCAGGTTCTTTGTGAAATGCACGGACGGCAACACTTACGGCTTTGGCAACGCCGGCTATATCTACAAGCGAGACTCCGATGGGAACTGGTACCAGGTTCACCGCGATTCGCATGGCGCGATCAAAGGGGCAGAAGAGAAACCGTCGAGTAGTGGTCAAACCTGGCTGTATTGGGCGACAGACACGAGTTTAAAGCGCAAACTCATCCCAGGACAGGCAAGCTGGAATGACGTACAGACCGTGGCTGATAACCTGTCTTCAGCGACCTGGCACACTATGAAACAGATCAACGGCGCTTTGATGATTGCCAACAAGTCAGCGCTGGCCTTTGTCGGCTACGACGATTCCTACACCAATAATGCTCTAGACCTGGTGCCTGGCAATGTGGCCACGACTATCATTGAGCGGAAAGGCAGGTCGATCATTGGAACGGCCTTGGCTGCTGACCCTAACCGGGGTGTGAACGCGCTGATTGACACTGAGGTGCAGTTAGCCCAAATCGGCAGTGCTGGCGAGTTATTTTTCGCCAATATGGTTGACAAGGTACCGGTCAAGACCTTCCCAGGTGGAGGCAAGGTCAACCCGGGCGGGGTGACAAGCTTAGTGGATTCCATCAGCATCTTTGAATGGGAGGAGACGGCTCTAAGCTGGATTGACAGGCAGGCGGTAGGCAATTTGGCCGTGTTTGGCGTGTACGGGGCAGACACTGGCAAAGGCGGCATCTATACCTATGGGCGTCTGAACAAGAACCACCCTTTCACCCTTAACCTAGACTACCTCCTGGATGTGACCGAAATAGGGGCTGTGACCGCCGTGGATGGCACAATCCTGGCCAGCTACAACGATAGCGGCGACTTCGGCGTAAAGGCGGTAGACAGCACTACAAAGGCGCAGGGCGTGTATGAAGGCCTGGACCTCAAAGTCCCGGTCAAGAAGCCGGCCAATATCACTCCCTGGACCAAGATTGAGCTGCTAATGGATCCGCTGCCCAGCGGGGCATCTGTCGAGTTCTGGTACAAGGTCAATAAGACCGGATCATTCGTTCAGGCAGTGACCGCAGACGGAGCCAATAGTTACTCAACTGCCGGAGGTAAGAAAGCGGTCTATCGAATCCAAGCAGAAGCCGACATCTTCGAACCCAGGATAGTCCTGAATCCAACTGGCAACAGCAGCCCAGAAGTGTTTAGATGCCGGATCTACTTTGACTAGCATGGACGACGAAAAGGTATACCGCCCGACCGAGATTCCTGATAATCCATTCCCCGGCGACCCGGAAGCCAGGGGCTCGGAGACTGGCACACCAGACGCAGGCGTTTCTACAGCAGAGAAGATACCCGATAAGGGTTTCCCAGTAAAACGCACCGCCGTCGAGTTGATCAGCTCCGCTTTAAACACCGTCAGCCGCAAAATCCTACAGATGTTCGAGTTGACCCAAAGCGGGGGTATGCAAATTGGGCAGCATGAGCCAGGCGTTTCAGGAGATATTCGCATCACTCCAGCAGGTATCGTAGCCCGTGACACGGCGGGAAACACCACCATTGGGATTGACGGAGAAACTGGTAATGTCGTCATAGCCGGTGAGCTTCGATCTGGGTCCGTTGTCACCGGAGATGTGGTCGTAGGTAACAACAGTGTCATCATTGACGGAGTGAATAGGCGGATCATCGTCAACGACGGCGCCACTGATCTGATTCTAATCGGCTTTGGGGAGGGCTTGTTCTAATGGCTGACTTTGGCCTTAGAGTTGCGCCGACTGGGGGAAACGTCTTGGCAGACGCGGATAGCACGATGCTTCTGACAACCAAGGCGAGTATACCCAAGTCCAAACTCTGGGAAGAGCACGATATGGATGTTGAGAGTAACCCCCTGACGGTAGCCCACGGTATGGCGGAAGTCCCGTTTGTGGTCGCCTACGGCACGTCGGATGCCTCGGGCAAAGTGATGGGCTTTTATGCCAACCCGCAGGATACACTCAACGTAGATGTGTTTGTCTCCGCCGATACCACCAACATTCGTCTGGAAGTCATCGGTGCAGGCCTACCCAACAAGAAAGTCTATTCGTATGTGTTTTTTCCAGAGATATGAGCAACGATCATGGCATTGCCGTAGCCAAGCCGGGGTTTGACGTTTCAACAGCCACCGGGGATCAATTCGCCTTCTCCTCCAAGTACAACACCTTCCTTATCTTCGACGAGCAGTCTCTGATCGTGGCCGGAACGGGCGGTACGGTCAACTCCACTATCAGTCACAACTTAGGCTACAAACCGGCGTTTATGGCGTTCCTGAAGTCTGGTACGACCGACACGGTAGACGGGGTTTCCTACTCAAACGCCATCTTCCACTGCGAGTCCGAGTTCTTCCATCCGTTTGTAAACAGCGCCGACAAGCAGGCCCATGCAGTCCTGGTGCGCTCGGACACTAGTGATGTCCTGGTCAGGACCATTGCTTCCTCGGGCCAGAACCATGACATGTATGTGTATACGTTTGTGGACCTGGCTGAGGAGACAAGTGTTGTACCTGCCCAGTCGGGCAACAACTATGGTATTCGCATCGCCCAGAAAGGCTATGACGTGCTGACAGAGCCTGACTACCGAATGATCTATTCAAGCCGATACAAAGCTTTCACAATCGCAGCAACCGGAACCATTACGGTCAACGCCGGCGCGGTGACTTTAAACGACCTGGAAGAAGACCTAACAAAGGTTGAAGTCCTATTCTCCAGTATCGGGGTTTCTAGTGGCCACCACCCGTTTATCTTTATGGCCGAAGGGAAGGATTTCAGCAACAACGACTATCCGACGACAGATGCCTACTTGTCCATGACGGGTATTGTGGGTGTCGTCAATTCGGGCGGTCTCCTTGGTGCCAACTACAACCTGTTTCTGACAGATGACAGGATTGTGGCCTACATCTGGCGAAGCTTTGAGTTCTTTGGTGGGGGCGACCCGGCCAACCTCAGTTATCCCGCAATGAGTATCACCTTTAGATACATGATCTTTGGTGAAACTTTTACCATCGCCTAGACTTCAGATAGATCGGTGTCCTACTCTGTAGTTATGGATATATTCACTGATTTGATTACCGGGGTGCAGGACGACCTCACTGTAGGCAGTGAAAGCTCCCTGTTTCCGCTTGCATTGGTTAAGCGAGCTATCAACAGGGCTTACCGCAAAGCTGCCGGACTGTTCCGCTGGCCAGAGACCGAAGATGCTAAGAAGACCTCGACTGTAGCTAACCAGGAATACTACGACTACCCCCAGAACTGGCGACCAGATTCAATCTGGAAGCTGAAAGTTGACGGCGAAGACTACGGGGATCCTGTGGTTTTCAAGGACTACCTCTATGAGAAGGAGAATGAGATCCCCTCAGGTATGGAGCGGTTGTGGACCTCGCAGTGGCGCAGGTTCTTCATTTACCCAACACCCACTACCAACGGCACCAACAACATCTGCGTTTGGGGGCTGCGTATTCCAGATGCCCTGTCCAGCGATGGGGATGTGACCATCTTCTCTTACTCGATGCCGGAGTGTAACGAGGCGATTGTCTTAGAGGCCGAGGCAATACTCAAGAGTAAGGGAGAGCTGGAGAAGAGCGCGGAGTTCAGAAGTAACGAAGCAAAACAGCTCCTGACGATTGCCTGGGGCAAGGTGCGCCAGGATCAGGCCAAGTATGAGAAGAGCAGACCCTTCTTTGATGTCCCAGACTATTTCGCCGGAAGACTCAATGATGTTAGACGCAATATCGGCAACTTTTAACTATGGCTTACAGTGGCAACTCAGTCGTTGACTATCTAACCAGCACGGGGCAAGCTTCGGACTTTGCTTCCCGCTCCACACTAGCGACTCAGAAGGGCATTCAAAACTACACCGGTACTGCCGCTCAAAATACTCAGCTCTTAAGCATCCTTCGAAACAGTACCCCCGCTGCACCGACTACGCAACCGACAACGCCTGTCCCGAATGCATCTCGACCGTCCGTCACGCCCACACCCGCTGCACCGCAAGTCACGCCGCAAGCGGCTCAACTGCCTCAGCCTACGGGAACACCGCAAACCGCAGGCTTGCCTTCAGAGCAAGACCTGATCAACGCCATGACCCAGAAGGGCCATACACCGGAGACTGCTAAGGC